ATGTGCATGACGAATGGCAAGTTGAGACTGAACAAATGAGTGCTGATACTGTAGGTAACTTGGGTGTTGAGTCAATACGAGAAGCTGGTATATCTTTAAATTTAAAATGTCCTTTAGACGGAGAGTATAATGTCGGAAACAACTGGTCAGAAACACACTAAAGTTAATCCTAAAACTGGTAAACCTATGTACTATAAAGATAATCCTGATGCTGTAAAAGCTAGGGATGCCCGTAGAATGTGGGTAAACGGTAAAGAAATTTCTAAGTTCCATCCGTTACACAAGCCCGGACGATATAAGACTCTAGGGGATGCTGCTTTCAGCGCCTTGGGAGCTTATGAAACAATGAGTGAAGGCCAAGTATACATCATAACAAATCCTGCATTTCCGGGTTGGTGTAAAATAGGAATGGCTGTGGACGCAGAGGATAGACTCAAGCAGTACCAGACTAGCTCTCCCTACAGGGACTACAAGCTAATTAAGGCATATGATACTGATGATCGACGCAACTCTGAGAGGGCTGCACATGAGCTTCTAGCTCAGTCACATGAGCGTAAAGGTGAATGGTTCTACATTCAGTCTCCTGTGGCTGTTAAAATACTAGATGAATTATTTTCTAATGGAGCGCAGCTTGAACTCTTCTAAAAACTTAGATACTTTAATTGAAGATATTTATTCTGCAATAGATGTTTTATCTAAAGGTAAAGATATAAAACTATCAGCCAGTTTAGTAGACGACTTCGGCGAAAGAATGAAGTCTGCTCTGGTTCACTGGGCTACACCCAAGAAGCAGACTAAAGGGCTTCGCATGAGTAATGTGGGTAAGCCTGCAAGACAACTGTGGTATGACATGAGAAGCGAACAGGCTACATTTCAACACAACCCTTCTACTCAAATAAAGTTTTTGTACGGGCATATTTTAGAAGAACTATTATTACTTTTAGTAAGACTATCCGGGCATACTGTTACAGATGAGCAAAAAGAAGTAGTCGTAGAGGGCATCACAGGCCACATGGATTGTAAGATAGACGGTGAGGTTGTTGATATTAAGACTGCTTCGGGCTTTGCATTTAAAAAGTTTTCGGAAGGGACACTAGCGGAGAGTGATGACTTTGGCTATTTGTCTCAGCTTACAGGATACGAGGCACATGAAGGCACAAATGGTGGTGGTTTTCTTGTGATCAACAAAGAGAACGGTGAGCTTTGTTTGTTTAGGCCAGATGATATGGACAAGCCTACTATTAAAAAACAAATAAAGAATATAAAGAAAGCTATTAAGCTTGACACGCCACCTGAAAAGTGTTATAATCCTATATCTGAGGGCGCAAAAGGTAACGAAAAACTGAGCAGGCAATGCGTCTTTTGTCCACACAAGTATGACTGCTGGGCTGATAGTAACAATGGTCAGGGGCTTAGGGTATTCAAGTACTCGAAAGGTCTTATGTATTTGACTAAAGTTGTGTCTCCACCCAGAGTAGAGGAAGTAACATTTTGAATAGTAAAACAATGAAGCGTGTCAGGGCCAAGAGTCTTGAGATACTTTGTAGCTGGCTACACACGCTCGTTCCCGATGAAGAAAGGGTAAAGATAAATGTAAGTAATGTTGATCAGTTCTTAGCACAACAAGAATATATCTACAGTAACAAGACTTTATATCTTAGTATCTACACAAAGAAGTGGGTAGTGGTTGTCCTTAAAAAAATGATTAAGGATGGTTACGCTATAGATGATATTGATTATAATATCTTTAATAATAATTATAAGAAATATATTCATGGCGCACGTTAAGTCTGGCGCACGTAAAAGAAGAGTACCTCGCCCTCCAAAACTCCTCGCCCCCAACGGTGACAAATATGATTCTATTTGGGAAGCCGTCCTGCATGAGTCAATATTAAAAGATTGGCAGCACCATACTGATAAAGTTGATTATATTATTCAGCATACCTATGAGCCTGACTTTGTTCGTGTGATCAATGGTAAAAAAATATTACTCGAATCTAAGGGTAGGTTCTGGGACTTCCAAGAATATAACAAGTATGTTTGGGTAAAGAAGAATTTACCTAAAGATACAGAGCTAGTTTTTTTATTTGCTAACCCTTCAGCCCCTATGCCCGGAGCAAAACGTAGAAAAGACGGGACAAAAAGATCACATGCTGAGTGGGCGGGAGCTAATGGTTTCAGGTGGTTTAGTGAAGACAGTATACCTGATGACTGGATTGATGTTAAAGCCAGAGAAACTGAAGAGTATAAAAAACGTAACGATAAACTAAAAGTGGAGATGCCGTGAAAAGTATTGATGACGCAACACCAGAAGATTGGAATGCTTTACGAAAGCCAATAACACATAGGAAAATTATGAGCAATAGATTAGACGATGCACCAAACGATCACCCAGTCTTTGGCGAGAACATCCCTGACAATAGTACAAAGTTTGACTCTGTGAACAGACCAGAACACTACAACAGCAGCAAGATGGAGTGTATAGACGCTATCCACGGCATGTTGACACACGATGAGTACATTGGTTATCTCAGGGGTAATGCTCTTAAATACAACTGGCGGTGCCGCTACAAAGGCAAGCCTATAGAAGATTTACGGAAGGCGCGTTGGTATGAAGAGCGCCTGATACGATACATGTTGGAGCATCCCAGTGAGCAGCTACGATAGGAAAGCAGAGAGGACTGCTAAGTTTAACAAGAAGAAAAGATCTAAAAATAAAGCTCGTAGTAAGGGCTACCGCAAAGAGCAGCTGAGTGAAAAGGACGATGAGTATGACATCAAAAATTGGCAAGCAGGATTATTTAGGGATTCAGATTGACTATGATCTAGATAATAATTTAGATACCTTTTCTTTGGAAACCCTTAAAGATAGATACTTATGGAAGGATGAGACACATGCTCAAGAGGCTTTTGCTAGGGCTTCAGTATACGGCGCTACATATCAAGGATACACTGACTACAATCTTGCACAGCGACTTTATAATTACTCAAGTAAGAGTTGGTTCGGTTTTAGCACTCCTATACTTAGTAACGGCGGAACCACTCGTGGTTTACCTATTAGCTGCTTTCTCAATTATGTTCCTGATTCAAGGCGTGGCCTTTCTGATCACTACGATGAGAACATATGGCTGGCGAGTGGAGGTGGAGGCTTGGGTGGATATTGGGGTGATGTTAGAAGCAACGGTGTTTCTACTTCTAACGGTAGTCAGTCTACTGGTAGCATTCCATTCATGCATGTAGTTGATAGCCAGATGTTGGCTTTCAATCAAGGAGTAACAAGGAGAGGTTCTTATGCGGCATATATGGATATTAGCCACCCAGAGATTGAAGAGTTTATTGCCATGCGGAAAACTACTGGTGGCGATCTTAACCGTAAGTGCCTTAATCTTCACAATGGCGTTACCATTTCTGACGAATTCCTGCACTGTGTCCGTGATGATGGCGACTGGAGGCTCATCGACCCCAAGTCTCTACTGGCAACCAAAACTATCCCCGCACGAGATTTGTGGTGGCAGTTAATACACACTAGAGCAGAAACAGGGGAGCCATACATTGTTAACTTAGACCGATGTAATGAGGCTCTGCCAGAAGAACAAAAGAAACTAGGGCTACAAGTTCTTCAAAGTAACCTGTGTTCTGAGATTACCCTACCAACTAGTGAGGAGCGCACGGCAGTCTGTTGCTTGTCTAGTGTCAACCTAGAGTACTTTGATTCTTGGAAGGACGATGATTTATTCATCAGTGATTTGATCACAATGTTGGATAATGTGTTAGAGCATTTTATTAATAATGCCACAAGGGGATATTGTTTCCCCGATATGGAAATGAAGGAATTTAAAACTTATGTTGAACCAGATAAAACAGGCTTTGCAAAAGCCGCTTATAGTGCATATAGAGAACGGGCGATTGGTCTTGGAGCGATGGGTTTTCATAGTTACCTTCAACGTAATGGAATCCCTTTTGAAGGAATGTACGCCTCCAGCTTTAACAATAGAGCGTTTAAACTTATCAAGGAAAGATCTCAGATGGCTTCCCGGCGTTTGGCTGGAGAGCGTGGGGAGGCTCCTGACATGGCTGGTAGTGGCTATCGTAATTCCCATCTGCTTGCTGTTGCCCCTAATGCTAGTTCTAGTATTATATGTGGTGGAACAAGTCCTTCTATTGAGCCTACGAGGGCTAACGTATTTACGCACAAAACTCTCACAGGTTCGTTTAAAGTAAAAAACAAATATTTGGAGAGGCTTCTTGAAGAAAAAGGAATTAACACAGAAAAAACATGGAAGAATATTGCGGCTGCTGAAGGGTCTGTTAAAGACTTGGAGGAACTCACGGAAGAAGAAAAGGAGATATTTAAAACATCGGGTGAACTTAACCAGCTTTGGATCATCGAACACGCATACCAAAGACAAAAGTATATCTGCCAAGCACAATCCGTAAACTTATTTTTTGAGCCGCCACCATCTAATGCAGATCAGGAGGTACACGATGAGTATTTGGAATATGTTAATCATGTACATTGGACAGGAGCTAACAAACTCAAATCTATGTATTACTTGCGCTCTACAGCAGCTAGAAATACAGAGAATGTTAACATTAAAATCCCAAGAATTAACTTAGAAGAGGAGTGCCTAAGCTGTGAAGGCTAATATTAAAAGAGCAATGCTGTGGTTTTACTACACATGGGAATCATTCATGGATTTAAAATACAATCCACTCAGATTTGTCGGCGATGTAAGTATGCAGATGTACCTAATGCTTGCTCTATCTATCATATGGTCTGCTAGTTTTTGTGCTTTAATAGCTGGCTGGTCTGGCCTTATACCTTTAATATGGGGCCATGTGCTTACAGTATTTGCACTGTTCATGACCTATGCGACATTCAAAGATGCTGAGAAAAACAACTCAGCATGGTTGATAAGGTGGAAAGAAGACTATAATCTACTTTCTATATTTAAAAAGAGAGGCAAGAATAAAAATATTTGCCAGTGGGATTTGGAGAAAGAAGCATGAAAAATATATTTGCAGTGTGTTTACTACTAGTTTCAGGATGTAGCATGACAGGAGATGGGAGCAGGTGGAGACATATGGGGCCTGAGAATGTTAGGTGCCTACCGAATGAGTTAAAGATATGTGAACGTATTGGTTCGCTTAATATTTGTGAATGCGCGATGGCATGACAAAAGAACACCCAGTATACAGAGCTAAATTCTATATACAAGAGTTGGAGAAGTACGCTTCTTGGCCTGAGTATTTAGCCTACTACAAAGAACAGGATGACAAGATAATGCAGTTTAGTCATTTTTGTTTACAGATGTGGGCTAATTACATGAATGATAAGTTTAAGAAAAAAGAAGCCCCGCTTAGTTATAAAGAATATTTAAATAAATATCAAGATCTATTAAAGGAAGGCTATAATGTTAGACCTAAAAATTGATGCGCTCCGAAGTTTATACAAAGCAGAAATTGCTATGTACACAGCGGAAGTTAAAAACTACATACAGAACCCGGTAGCTGTAGGAGATCACGGTAATTTAGTTGAAACTATGGATAAACTGATTGCTAAGATAGCGGAGGCAGAAGATAAACTTCTTGTATTGGAGACACATTTCAGTGAGTAACATAGTTAACATTGTACCCAACAACGCCAGCGCCGATGAAATATTTGATGACTGCAAGGGTGAATTTAAAGAAGTACTCATATTGGGTTGGGATCACGATAATCTAATGAAAGTAAAATCTAGTTCTAGTTTAGATGTTAAAGACATTATTTATATGTGCGAGATTTTTAAACAAGTTTTATTAACTTCTGGGTATGAAAACAAATGAGTGATGAACTAATACATTTAATTAGCCTGTGGGCTATGAAGCGAGGTATAATTAATAACAGCACACCTTTAGCGCAGTTCGCTAAACTTGTTTCTGAAATGGGAGAGCTAGGAGATAACATAGCTAAACAGCGCGATGTGACTGATGACATTGGAGACTGCTTAGTGGTGTTAAACACTTTAGCTATCATGAACGACACGACACTTGAAGAATGCCTCAAGGTAGCGTATAATGATATTAAAGATCGCAAAGGGCACATGAACAGTCATGGTGTCTTTATAAAAGAAGGAGATGTTGCATGAGCTTATTAAGCACTAGAGATTACTACAAACCGTTTGACCATCCTTGGATGTTCGACTACTACTCACAACAGAATCAGATGCACTGGTTCCCAGAAGATGTGCCCCTGCACAACGATGTGAAAGATTGGCAGACGATGACAGATGAAGAGAAGAATCTTCTCACGCAGATATTTCGTCTGTTTACTCAGTCAGATGTGGATGTTGGATCTGGATATGTAGACCGCTACATGCGTATCTTCAAAAAGCCAGAGGCTCGTATGATGATGTCTGCGTTTGCCAACATGGAGTCTATACACCAACACGCCTACAGTCTTCTGCTGGACACTGTAGGAATGCCAGAGGTTGAGTATAAGGCGTTTGCAGAGTATGAGGCTATGGCAGACAAGCACGAATACATTAACGCTGTAAAGGTAGCTAAGGGTGATAGGAAGTCTATCGCTAAGGCGCTTGCAATATACTCAGCTTTTACTGAAGGCTTGCAGTTATTTTCAAGCTTTATTATATTGCTCAACTTCCCGCGCTTTGGAAAGATGAAGGGTATGGGTCAGATTATTACTTACAGTATACGTGATGAGTCTATGCACGTAGAAGCAATGACAAAACTGTTTAGAGAGTTTATACAGGAAAACATTGACTTGTGGACTGATGACTTCAAAGCTGAGATCTATCAAGCCTGCCGGGAAATGGTGGACTTGGAAGATAGGTTTCTAGACTTAGTGTTTGAGCAGGGCGACATACCCGGACTAACCAAGAAAGAAATGCAACAGTACATACGGTACATTGCAGATCGTAGGCTATTACAACTAGGACTAAAGACAAACTACAATGTCAAAGATAACCCACTTAACTGGCTAGATGATGTGTTAGGCGTAGAGCATCAGAACTTCTTTGAGGGCCGTGCTACTACCTACATGAAGGCTGGGTTACGTGGAGATGTAGGCAAAGTATCCTTTAGCAAGGTTGCCTAATATGGAGGGAAATGTAGTAAGCTTTAAAGTATTTATTGACTCTGAGGGTCTTCTGATGACTGAGTATTCTAAATTACCAAGGAATAAGTTAGCGCAAATATTTAGTGGTAATGATCTTTGCTATATAGAAAAAATACTTAGCAAGGTTGACCCAAAGTTTAGGAACCTACACAAAGAACTAGAGGAAGAACTAGAAGTATTGAAATGAAAAAGCTCATACTATTTTTAGTGTTTATTATTTTTATTTTATACACAACTAAAGTAGCAGCCCCAACATACAACACTGTGCGCCCTTATTTGGCTTTTAGTATGGGCGAGGAAAAGTGTGTGGATAGATTACAAAAGTACAATATTAAATATACTTTTGTTGACAGTCCAGATAAAAATTGCTCTGTTTCTAATTTAGTATATATTAAAAACTATCCCGATATATTGCTTTCTTCTGGGATTAAAATGTCTTGTCCTTCGGCTGTCAACTTATATGAATATTTAATTTACATAAAAGCTAAGTCAATAACTCATTTAGGAACATACAACTGCCGCACAATAAGAAATACAAAGTTTATTAGTGAGCATGGCTTTGGAACAGCTATAGATATTTCTAAAATAGATGGCCTGTCAATAAAAGATGATTGGGGAAACAGGAGATTAAAACTAGCGGCACAAGACGCAGAAAAATTTTATACAAATGTAATAACACCTCATTTGCATTTAGATTCTGGATTAGGTATTAAACTACCATATTTAAATTTTGTGAAGATGAACTAACATTTTTTACACTGACTGTACCATGAGAATATTCGTAGTACACAGTTCTGAATACAGTAGTATCTATTCTTTTAGTCCCTCCAGCAGGATCGGTGATAATATTATATTTTGTTTGAGTATCGACATAGCTGCTTAATAGCACATTAGATACAGGGGATACAGGGCCTACCATTTAACACGGTTCGCCCAGTATGCTGCACTCATCTTACCCTTCTTTATATTTGCACGATGCCTTGCTTTAAAGCTGGCACGTTTCTTTTTCATGCGAGAAGACTCTCCCGCCTTGGGCTTACCTGCTGTACTGGCTCCCTGCTGACCAAACCGTATTGTTTTTATTTTATCCCCTTCCTTTGCCACAACAATGTGCGACTTTGTAGGATGCTTTGGGGTTCTCTTCGGTTTGTTGAAGCCTGATACACCTGCACGTTCTAAGCGTGGATCTCTTTTACTCATGACTTCTTCCTATATTGTCTAGTTTTCTTGGCAATCTTTTTGGGCTGCTTACTGTGCTGTTTACCTTTTGCTGTATCTTCGCGTTTCTTTTTAGTGGTGGCGGCATATTCCGCAGATGACAAAGATTTAATAGCTCTCTCAGGCAGGTAACGCTCTCCAGTTTCACTAGATTTTTTACCTGACTTGGTGCGCCACTTCTGCTTTGTCCAAGCCTTCAAAGATCTTTGAGATTTTTTAAGTGCCATTATTGA